AGACGGTGAGTCTAGGCTGGGCATCGGCGGGACCGGCGCCACCAAGGTAGTTGAAGTCTTCGGTCTCCTCCTGGCGAGTTGGACGAGCGATATCCTGGTAAGGAAGAGTGACTTCACCGGTTTCCTGTGGCACGATATTGAGACCGTGGACACGTTCCGTAGTGTAGAAACGCTCGTTGGGACGGATTTCCACACCGGACTTACCATAGTCGTTCTCTTGCGCATCGGTATTAGGGTCAAAGTTTTCAGTGAGATCCGCGTTACGCCAGCCGAATGGTCCCATCTGCTGAACGAGTGGTGTACGCGTAGACGCAACGGTGTAGGTCGCCTTACCTTCCACCTGACCGGCAGTACCCTCGTATTCCTTAGAGGTATCAGGACGAGTGACGTGTCTGAGTACCTGCGTGGAGCGGACGGTCGCCTTTGCGTTATCAGAGGCAGTGACGAAGTTGCGCTCACCGTGCTCGTTGAGGTAGAATTTATCGGGATGGTACTTGCGGACGTCACCGATGCTTTCGGCAGTTCCGCTAGTCGTAATAAAGTGCGAACCAGGTACGACGGGTGTAGCGTAGGTGAGTTTGGGATTTGTAACAACACGGAGGTCATTGGTGCGTGGCATACGCTCAATGATGAACTCTTCACCCTCTTGCTGCTGGTAGCCACCGGACGGTAGTTCCGTGTAGCCTTGATTGAGACCAGGACCAACACGAATTGGCTCAACGGGGCGTTCACCGCCACGATTCTTAGGCTCCACGATACGCGACTCCATAAAGTCGGTCGTTGATTCAAACCCGAATGGATTGCCGATAGGCTCAGTTGTAGGCTCAAAGAACGGCGCCTGTTCACGTTTGGCATACAATGTCTTACCAGAGCCAGAATAGACATCAAGAATCTGGTTGTTGGCGGTATCAATCATATTCTGCTTCACTTGTCCACGGAAGAAGGGAACCATGTTTTGGTGCTTGAACTCGCCGGGCGCAAACTCAACGCCACTCAAAGCGGATACGAATCCTTTACGTGCTGTGGCATCTTCCCAACCATCAGGGCGTGTCTGGAGCGCATCGGCGACCGTTGGGTCGTCCTGTGTAGGCAAGGAAAGGGGAGGAACGGGAAAATATCCGTTGGGAATCGCCTGGAGCTGCGAAGGATTAGGCTCGGCGGGAAGAGAGCCACCGGCGGGCAGCATAAATTGTTCATCGTACTTACCGGCGCCGAGTGTATTGGGCTGACGAGGCTTGCCTGGTACGGTAGGCTCATTTGCGGGTGTATACACTTGGGCACGGGTAGCAGCGTAGGTAGAGGGAGAGCGACCGCCGTCGTGTTTACCTGGGGAGTAAGATGTATTCGGTCCAATACGAAAATTGGGCGAACCTTCTACAGATTGAAACCCCTCTTTCGTCTTTGACAACGTTTTACTGGCGGCATAGCCCAGTCCGAGTAATCCTAGGAAAACTGCGGTCTCCATATTGGAACTTCTACTATGAGTCATTAAGTTTCCTACGAACAGAATAAATCGCACCATAAAATCTATGGACCGATTTATTATATAAACCAATGAACAATTCAAGCAAGCTGAGCCCAACCGTGGCGAGCGTAACCGGTAGAGGGGGGATTGAGTGGCGAGGGCTGGATGCCGTATAGAGCATTCGGTGGTGCCGGGAGGACATCAAGACCACGTGGTAGTTTATTGACAGAGCGATTGACGGCGGCACGGTACTCGTTGAGGGCATCCTGCTCTAAGCCTTGGAAGCCGGATTCAGGCTCAAAGGCATTCGGGGCAGGTAGGACCTCACGAGAGCCAGTGGGGGTAGGAATACAGGGGCGGAATTCGTCCTTTTGTTGGAGACGCGTGCTGATTTCCCAGTCAAAGGGAACCATCGCCTTCTCTTGGGGATTCTGGCAGAGCCACTCCCAGCGATTCCAGCCGGTAGAACGGAGAGTACAGGGAGGGTCATTGAGCCGGGTATGGGTCTGTGGGAAAGACTGTTCTTTCATGTTTGTGAGCGGTGTATTGTTCATTTTATTGCCGGCGGGATCGTACTGATTACAGATAGTCTTCGTTGTAGGACGATTGATATTGAATAAGTCAGATTCTACATCGGTCTTGATGAAGGAGGCATTCTGCGCATCGCCCCACTTTTGTAGGATGGTTGTAGGCTCAGGAGCATAGGTCGCATTACAGTACTGTGGAGGAGCATCAAGTTGGTAACGACCGGGACCCGTTGTTACACGCAAATCGTCCGTTGTCTTACAACCATCGTACATGCGACGGTTCCATGATTGGTCCTTAAGAGCAATGTTTGCCATTCTATTCTAGTCATCTCTTATCTTTTTTAGAAAAGAGATGAATAAGGTCGCGTTGTTTCGCTTTGGTCGCGACTCGCTTTGGTTCGCGACTCGCTTAAAATCGCATAGGATAGCACGTATTGACGCCGAGCGGCTTGGGCGTACCAACACCAGGGTAGGTGACGTTCTGGCACGTTGGTAAATTACGGGGCGATGTATCAACCGTATAAATCTTGCCGGTGGACTTATCACGGTAAGAGAACGATGGGGGAGTATCGGGGCAGCCCGCGCCACCGAGAGGGCAGGCGGGCAGGTACTGACGGGCGATACACTTGCTCTGAACACGTGTACGTCCAAATAAATCCGATTCTAAATCAACCAAGTTTCCGCTAATGTTAGACACCTCAGAGCCGCCAACGAGACCGAGAGCATTGCGGCACTTGCCTGGGTTTTCAAACTTTACGGGCATCTGAGTGTAGGAAAACATACCGTAATCCTGTTCATCGCGAACGGTAACCATATCCGTGGAACCAATTCGGTTCCATGCGGAGTTCCACGGCGCCTGAGGGCTGGACATGTCCATTTTCTTTACTGGTTGTACATAAAAAGAATCCGGGCACGTTCAATAATTTAAACTATAATCCACCATAATAAATAAGAATGCTTTGGTCAAAAGGACCATTACGAAACGCATACTCAACTAAGGGCACGGAGTACCTAGAAACCGAAGAGGAACTTATCAACCATATCAAATCCGCCCAACAAGTCCTATGGATACGCAACGGATCGCTGGGTCCCTTGCGTATAACTGACTTAGATATTGTCGCCCAACATCTTGACAAACTCCCAAATCCGGTGACCCTGATTACGTCAGACGGCGACCGACTCGTACCGAGTTCGTATACACTCGGAACCGTAAATGCTATTTTGAATCATCCAAATATCCTCAAGTGGCGAACACAGAATTATGATAAAACAACGCAACACGAAAAACTCACGTATATGCCGATAGGATTTGACCTTCATACTCCAAAATGGCTTATCAAGAACAGCCCAGACGAGAAACTAACATTTATGCTAGAGACTCGTAAAACCGCACCGCCGAAAATCAAGGACAAAATTTTCCTAGATGCTCATTTAACCGGTAGTAGTCTAGAGCGGGAAACCCTCAAAGCCACAGTCCGCACCAATTCGGCAGTTATTTGTTTGAAATCCCAGGTTCCCTTCACCGATATCACAAAAATATATAATATGTATCAGTTTGTAGTGTCGCCGCCAGGACGCGGGTTTGATTGTCATCGGACGTGGGAACTTTTCCTAGCCGGTTGTATTGTTATCGTAAAATCTTCACCGCTAGATGATATGTTCAAACAACATAAACTGCCAGTCGTGATTCTCAAAAATTGGGCTGAGCTCAACGAGAACTTAGACCAAAAATTAAAACAGTGGTATGATGACCAAATAGAATTAACAAAACCCGAAAATATTCTTCCAAAACTACACTTTGAGTATTGGTTACAGAATTAGCAGATAGTTCTTTTCCCGTGTCTATCAAATATCCAAAACTCAAAGGCGTAACCGGCTTTTATACTCGCATCACGCTTTTTATCATTTGTTTCTTTATGAAGTTTATATGTCCAGGTTGATTTGACTTCAATAAGTTTGTTTAGTGATTGTATCCAAATATCGGGAAAGTAATAATGTTTATTATCGTCATAATTTATTCTAGGAACTGTAATACGGTCAGTATGAATATCATTTTCTGCGAGGTTCATCTCTTTGAATAGGATATCAAGTGCAAAATGTTCGTATCCCTGTATTTTTCGTTCTATTCCAGAAGGAGTTGTATAAATTTTATAGCGAAGTCCAGTCTTTTGAGATTTTGCTTGGATAGCAGTGGATTGAAGAGGGTGGGCTACACCGTAACGGGCGATATTTGTAGCCTTACGTCTATCTTTACCTTCCTGGGTTTGTAGAACATGGTCGGCACCATAGTTTAGTTGATTTGTAGTACGTGCTTTTTTTTACAAGAGTCCATTTGCATATTATGCTCTACCCCATAACGTTGAACCATTGTCTCTTTTATTTTATACTTTACATCTTTGGCTTGAAATGAATGTTCAACTCCGTATTTTTTAATATTTGTTGCCTTGGCTTTTTCAATAATTGAAGGAACTATATGATGAGGAGAGCCGTAAATAAGCATATTTGTTTCTTTAGCTTTTTCTTTTACACTCTCTGATTTAGAAGATACCTCAACCCCGTACTTTTCTAAATTTGTTGCTTTTGTCTTATCGCTAACTGTTTTAGATTTCATAGGAAATTCAGTACCATATTTATTTTTACATATTTTACGGATTTCCTTTATAATTTCTTTAGAAGCAAATGGATTCTCAACGCCATATTTTTCAAGATTTGTTTTCTTAGCCTTTTCAAGAGATATAGGTTTTATACATTCTTTACAAATTAATCCATATTTTTTAACACTTATAAATTTTTTACTTCCTTCTATACCACATTTACATTTGAACTTGATTACAGCATTTTTATTGAGATGTGGAAGTTCTCCAATAATTTTTGACCCTGCTGTTTTTATAAGTTCATTCAAAACTTCTATAGAATAACTCATCCTTTTAGGGTTTAATGAATTTATACATATAACAACTCCGTAGTTATCAATTTTTAATGGAACCGTGGATTCCAAAAAAAAATAAAAAAAACAA